AACACCGAAACTGGTGAAGTTGAAGATAAGAAATATCGTATTGCTGATACAGACAGTAAAGAGTTCTGGGAACCAATTTTAGCAGATGAAACATTCAAAGAATGGATTGCTAAGACTTATCAGCAAAACACTGGTTCCATTTTCAAAGATGAAGAAACGGAGAACGAAGATGAGTAAGCTATTACAACCAATTATTGACAAATACCAAAGATGGAATCGTGAGAGAAAATATAAAAGAGACAAATACTTCAAGATCTCTACTCCTCCCAGTGATGATCTTCTTTCTACTTTAAAAGTAGAATTGCTTGCTGGACCATATAAGGGTGTTGTATATTCTTATGGTCCAATTACAATTGGTGATGATTTGGGTCATAAAGGCGCAAATGCTTCATATGACCTTTTTATAAATTCTGGTGAAGAAAATTTGCTAAATGATAAAAAGTTTACTAAAATAGTAAGTGATATTTTGTTATTGATAATTGACGAAGCTGTAAAAGCTCAAGCTGAAAAGTTTGCTCTGGAGAATTTGAATGAAGAAATTAGAGAAGATTATATTGAAGAACCTGTTCCTCAACGAACCGTTCGTAAGAAAAATTCTTCCGTATCTAAAAAGCGAGTATCTTCAGGAAAGAAGCGAAAGAGTCCTGTTCGAAGAGGTACAAAAGTACGTCCTCCAGTACAACCAGATTCCCACTCATGAAGCAATCCAGATTTCTCTAAACAATAGAGAAAATCTATATGAAGAAGATTTTAAAAAGTGTTCTGAATTAATTGATGATATTCAGAAAGATTTAGAATCTACTCCAAACGAATGGTTGATGATTGAAACTGAGAAGTTCTGTCAAGAGAAAGCAATCCATAATGCCATTCTAGAATCGATTCAGATTCTAGATGGCAAAACTAAAACTGATAAGACTAAGGGTGCGATTCCTAAAATCCTATCCGATGCCTTATCAGTTTCATTTGATCCAAACATCGGTCACGATTACTTGGAAGATTCAGATTCTCGTTATGAGTTTTATCATAAGACTGAAAAACGTATTCCTTTTGATCTAGATTATTTTAATCGAATCACCAAAGGTGGTTTGCCGATTAAAACATTGAACATCGCACTTGCAGGATGCGTCCATCCAGAAACGAGAGTTAGAATCAGATTCAGGAAGAAACAGTAAATCCTTTACGATAACCATTAGAAATATATTCTTGTAATTTATCTGGTCTGATTCTAGTTCTATGTACACCATTAGTTACGCAAATCATACCTTTAAGTGCTTTGCCACCAAGAGAAGCATATTTCTGGCGGTTGTTCGGATTATGAATGTTCAATCCTTTTTCTTTCTGGAGTTTACCGCTAATCTTACCTGCTTTAGATGTTAATTGTTTTCTTCCTTCTTCATTGAAGGTTCCGATTTTTAATCTTTTTTGGGTTTCTGCTGAATTTTTGCATCTTTGTATTTGTGCAGATTTATTATTTTTATATTCATCTGAGTGTATGCCAATTTTATTGTCCCTACAAAATTCGCCAGTTATTTTTCTATATTGCGCGGATAAATTTGCACCTAACATATGCATCGCGCGCAGATCATTCGGATTTCTATGAATCTTCCATAAAAGAAAATGAGCGATTATATGTTCTCTAACTGTAAGATATGTTAAATTTTCTTCATCATCAGAACCACCCATATGGATTGGAATTATATGATGGCGATGGAACCCAGAACCTTTAATCCAAGACTCTTTGATTTGCTTTTTAGATCGACATAAGTTATTATATATGGCTATATACATTTGCTGGCACTCCTTATTAGTGGTAGAGTCTGTGGATGTTAGCGCATCGCGACAGACACTTTTATTTATATGATTTGTGAGGAATTTTATGTGGGAAACTAAAGAAACTTCAATTTTTGAAATTCAAACTCTTCTGAATCAAGGATATGAAGTCGAAGTTGATTCGCCTGATGGATGGGTTGGTGTGAATTTCTTTATCGATAAAGGTGAATGGGAAGAATACAAGTTGACGATGGATGATGGAACTGAAGTTCGCGTTAACGAAAATCATCTATTTGAGACCGCATCTGGTTGGAAATATGCAAAAGATCTTTGTGAGATTGGTGTAGAAGAATTCAATACAGTTTCTGGATTCTCTATTGGTAGAGTTTCTAAGACTGGTTTAAAAATCCCGATTGTTGATATTAATGTGAACCACGAGAATCATAGATATTACACTAATGGTGTTTCTTCACACAATACAGGTGTTGGCAAATCTTTGTTTATGTGTCACGTTGCCGCTTCTAGTTTGTCTCAGAATTATAACGTTCTCTACATAACTATGGAAATGGCTAAGGAAAAGATTGCGGAACGTATTGACGCCAATCTACTTAATGTAAAACTTGACGATCTTTCTAATCTTCCTAAAGACATGTATGATCGTAAGATTTCTCGTTTGAAGGAAAGCATTAAAGGTAAACTAATCATTGAGGAATATCCAACTGCCTCGGCTTCAACGATTCACTTTCGTAATTTGATTAATGACTTGTCTTTGAAAAAGAACTTCAAACCAGACATTATCTTTATTGACTATTTGAACATCTGTGCTTCAGCTCGTTTGAAACATGGTGCTAATGTTAACTCATATTCATACATTAAAGCCATCGCTGAAGAACTGCGTGGTCTTGCTGTTGAATTTGGCGTTCCTGTTGTTTCAGCAACTCAAACGACTCGTTCTGGTTATACTAATACAGATCCAGGTCTTGAGGATACTTCAGAGTCATTTGGTTTGCCAGCAACTGCGGATATGATGTTTGCGTTGGTTACAAGCGAAGAACTGGAAAGTCTTGGTCAGATTATGGTCAAGCAGTTAAAGAATCGTTATAATGACCCGACGCTAAATAAAAGGTTCGCGATTGGTGTTGACCGTTCAAAGATGAGACTTTATGATATTGAACAAAACGCACAACAAAAGATTGCCGATTCAGGTCAAGAGTTTGATTCTCCAGAACCAAGACGCGATAGTAAATCTAAATTCAGTGGATTGAAAGTTTAATGAAGACAAGTTCAAACGATAATGTAAAACGAACTGCAGTGAAGAAATCTTTTTCAAGAAAGAATTCTGCACTCAATGTTACAAATCTTTTGAGTTTGATTACACCTTCAAACATTGTAAATAACTATTTCTATAAACCTGATAATGTTATCAGAAAAAGAGTTAGGGAAATGGGAAGAATGATTAGTGCGCCATCTACTGATTATGCATTGTTAGCTGAATATGCATCAGATGTATTAATGGCTGCTAAAAAGGCACTTAACGCAAAAAACAAAAAGAAGTAATTTATGGCAATATTAGTGACTGGTGGCTGCGGATTTATCGGCAGCAATTTTATAAGATACTTTACTAAAAAGTATAAAGAAAAAGTATATAATGTCGACAAGCTGACATATGCTGCTTGTTATCCTGATAACATCCACATCAATAAACAAACTATGCTCATAGTGGGTGACATTTGCGATAGACAATTGCTCACTAAGTTTATGGTGAACAATAATATCAGAGCAGTTATAAATTTCGCAGCAGAATCCCATGTTGATAATTCTATCAAAAGTTCTATGCCTTTCGTTACAACTAATGTGTTAGGAACTGTAAATCTGTTAGATATTGTAAAAGATAACATTGATATTCTCGATAAAAAATTCAAGTTCATACAAGTCTCTACGGATGAGGTTTACGGCTCTCTAGAGGGTCCAGAGGGGTCTTTCACCGAGGAGACTAGGTATGACCCTCGATCACCTTACTCAGCCTCCAAAGCGGCTTCTGATCACTTTGTAATGGCATACCGTAACACATATAAACTTCCTGTAATTATTACAAACTGTTCTAACAATTATGGACCATATCAACATCCAGAAAAGTTTATTCCAACCGTTATAAGTAAAGCGTTGAAGAACGAAAAGATTCCAGTTTATGGAAACGGAATGAATGTTCGAGATTGGTTATATGTTGACGATCACTGTAAAGCTATTTGTAAAGTTTTAAGCAAAGGTAAAATCGGTGAGAAGTACAACATTGGTGGTAATAACGAGATTTCAAATATAGACCTCGCAAAGAAGATACTCAAATTAATGGGCAAACCCGAGTCATTAATTGAGTATGTTACTGATCGTCCAGGTCACGATTTTAGATACAGTATAGATAATAGTAAGATCGTGAATGAGCTTAACTGGTCGCCAGAAACTGACTTCGATGCAGGTCTAATGAAAACTATTGATTTTTACAGATTGAGAAATTTATGAAAACATTGGGAATAATTCTAGCAGCAGG